GATACAGGCAGGGGCGCGCCCTGCTCCGCAGCCTGTTGCAGGCCTTCGGCATCTGTACCCAGAGTGTCCAGCACGGCGGCGGCTTCGGCCTCGCCTTTTTCTTGCGCTTCCTGATACAGGGTTACGGCATCGTCTGCGCCTATCCACGTTTGCTGTAATGCCGGGGGTATGACTTCATCAAGCATTTCTGCCACGGCCTGTGGCCCCTGGCGCATGGTTGTCATGCTGTCAATGCTTTGGGCTGCCGTGTTGAGGGCATCGGTAAGGGCCTGGCGCTGGGCATAGGCCTGGGCCTGTGCAAGCTCTTGCGTGAAAAACTGCTGCAATTCCGGCGAAAGCTGTGATGGGAATTGCCCCCGACCGTTTTTGAGCATGCCCATGCCGCCGAACAGACCGCCGTAAGGCAGCGCCAGTGCGCCCTCATACATACCCTGCAAGGTGATTTCGCCTAAGCGGTTCACAAAGGTTTTGTACCCTTGCTCAAAATCGCCGCCTTGCTGCGTTGTTTGCGCCCATATTTCGGCCACAGCTTCGGGGTAGGTCTGCATCCACTCCGTGATGCCTTCAATGACAGCAGAGCCACCAATGGCTTTTATTGTGTTCCACACGCCGGAAGTTTTAAAAACAGCCATAGCCTTTTCAAGCCCGAGCCGTTCAAGTGGAGCCTGGGCCAGGGCGTTGCCGATGGATGCGGCAAGCGCGGTATCAGGGTCAATGCCCTGGTCAGTGAGGTTCAAATACGTTCCGCCGCCGATTTGCGCACCCATGATCGCCATGCCCAAATGGGGACTGACAAAGGCGGAAGCTACCTGAACGCCAATTTGTGGGGCCAGAGCGACGACATTTTCAAGGTAGCGTTGGGCCGCGCTTTCGGCTTCAGGCAGCATGGCCGGGCGGGTCTGCCGCTTTACCTCAAGGCCGCTGCGCACGTTTTTTCCGATATTTTCAATATAATCAAGCGTGTTACTATTGTCTTCCACGTAGGCAAGGCGGGGGTTGCTTTCAATATCCTTACGGATGCCAGCGGCCCAGCCTTCGGTTGCGCCGATGATAAGGCCGCGCATGGCGTCTTCAACCTGGTCCGCGCCTTCGCGCAGGCGAATGCCAGCGCGTTCAAGCCCGGAATATCTGGTTTGCCACATTTGCGCCTCTGCCTGGCCTTGAGCCTGGGTTGCGGCCCTGGCATCGGGTGAGCCTTGGTCAAAAAGCGCATTGCTTAAAATATGCGGGTAGCTGAGCCGAAAAAGGCCGGTGGCTATTCGGTTAAACAGGGGCAGGTCTTCGCGGGCGGCAAAAACTGTTTTACCGTTGTTGGCCAGCGCGGCAACAAATTCCGGTGAAAAGCCCTGCAAATCTTGCGGTGTGATGGCCCCGGCCTGCTGTGCGGCCACGGCACTGTGCTGCAAGGTATCGTCAAAGCTGGCCCCAAGGCGGTCTGCATTTTGCCGGGCCTCAATGATTTGCTGCTGGCTGTAGCGCCCGCTGTAGTTGAGGTTTTGAGCTGCGGTTTCGGATGGGTCACCAATAGATTTATTTGCTTGATCTTCAATCGCTTGCGTTTTTTTCTTTTCGTCAAGAAAGGAAAAATCTATCTTTGGTTGCACACTGAATGAAGTGAAGTTCTGGCTCATATTTAGTACCCGAATTTATTGCGATTTCTCAAAAATGTGCTTACGATGTCATCTTCAGTTAACTCTCGCCCATCTTCTTCTGCCTGTTTTTCAATGAGCTTCCTTGCCTCATCAGGCACGGCAATTTTCATTTTTTCAGGATGATTGTAGGCTCTGGATTCAATGGAAGTTATAGGACTGCCGCCAAACCTCCAGCCGAAGAAGCCCGGAACCTGCCTGTCATGCACCAGGTCAAAGATGATGTCGCGGGCCTTTTGCGGATCCGTGACACCGCGCAGGCGACGGGCGACTTCGTATTCAAGCTGGTTTTTGTTCTGGTTGCGGTCGGCAGTGTCAGTAATGCGGGCATGGGAAGATGTGCTCCAGATGCGGTCGAAGTAGAGTTTCCATTCTTTTTCGTTCTGTTTGTCTTCCTTGCCGGCCAGGGTTTTAAGCTCCTGCATATCTGCCTTGGCCAGACGCCCGGCGTAACGGCCAGCTACTATTTCATAGCGTTCACCGTTGAGAATGGCGGTGTTGGCCTCTGCCCAGGCTTGCGGCTCTGAAAAAGCCGGGGGCTGTTTGCCAAGCGCCTGCTCCGCATGGACCAATGCGAACTGTTTGTGCTCCGGAGCGGCATCGGCAATTATGGCATTCAGTGCAGTGGGGTCGCTGCCGGCGGCCTTGATTTGCGCCAGTATATTGTTCTGGTCGGCGATGGTTTTTTCCTGCCTGACCTGGGCTTGCGCGGCATCGTCAATATTGCGCAGGGTCATGTAGGACTGCGTGACGCGTAGGCGGTCTTCAACATTATTTGTTTGCTCTGCTATTGCAGCCAGGGCCTGCTGTGTGTCGCCGCCGTAAGTCTCCATAAGGCTGCGGGCGGCTTCAAGGGCTGTGCGGCTTTTTGCCTTTTCTGCCTGGGCTTCGGCCCGCGCCTGGAGTTCCCTTCCCATTGACTTTATGCGGGCCTCATACTGCGGTGCGGCAGCGCCAAGGATGCCCTTGTACTGCTCAAAGGCTCCACGGGCGTGGCCCACGTCCTCTTTGGCAAGGAAGCTGTCAATAATGATACCGGCAGCCTTATGGTTGATTTCCGCATCAACGGCACGGTAGTCCATGCCGGGGAACATCTCGGCATAACGCCCTTTGAGATTGCCCAAGGCTGTTTCGATAAAGTCTTTATTGCCGGGGTCTTGTGCTATGGAATCCATAGTTTGGGCCACATCACCGTCCCACTGGCTTTTCTTCCACGCCTTTTCCTGCTGCCCGGCGTATGCCTGGCCCTGCTCGGTGAAGCGCAGGCCGAAGGCCGCGGCATCCTGCATGAACATGGTGCGGAACTTGCCAGAGAACTTTTCGGCCAGTGGCGCAGCCGCTTCGCGCGCGAAGCGGTCGAAGTGCCGGCCCGCGTCCAGAGCGTTCTGGCCCTGATTGGTGGTGGTATAGCGTTCCTGCTCCGCAGAAAGCTGCGCCTTGTAGTCTTGCAGGGCCTGGGAAACGCGGGCAGTTTCCTGGCTGACGTACTCCTTGATGCCCACTTCGGTAAGCTGCTTGCCGGCGTCAAGCAGGGCCTGCGTTGTGGATGCCGCTGCATCCTGCCCCACATGGCGGATAAGGGCCTGCTGGAAGCCGGGATCAATGCCGCCAACCTGAACACGGCGCGGGGATGTGGCGTATTGCTGTATGCGTATGGGCATGGTTTACCCCCTCATGCTCTTGAGAAGTGTCGGCAATGAATTTGAGGTACGGCGAGCGATCCTTTCAATACCCGGCGCAGCAATGGCGGCCCCGGCGTCAGATGCCGCCGGACCAGCAAAGCCTCCTGCCATGGAATATGCGCTGATGCCGGAAACAAGGCCCTGTACGCCAGCCGTGAGCAGTGAATGACCAAGACCTTTGACCGTGCTGCCATAGTAGCTGGCGGCGCTGTCAAAGTTTGCGGCATTGGCTTCCTGGGCACGGACATTCTGCCGTGTTTCCCACAGGCCTACGGACTTCTGGTAACGGTTGGCCCCAACGTCTGCGGCATAGCTTGACGCATTGCCGGAAAGTACCTGTGCGGCGCTGCCGCTGGACATATCAACGCCCAAGGCCCCCATGCTTGCCACGTTGCCGGACTGGATGTCGGCATACTCCCGGTGCATGGCGGACTTTTCGCGGTCCATGTTTTCGGCCTCGATGCGGCCTTTCTCCGCCGTGATTCGGGCCTGATTGCGGGCGGCTGCTGCATTTGCCTGCATCTGCGCCTGCTGGTATCTGGCTTGCTGATTGGCCGCGCTGGTTTGCGACAGGCTGGACAGTGCCGCCATGCCGCCCATGGCCACGGCCAGGGTTACCGGGTCCATACCCATATCAGTTTCCTCCCTTGCCGGAAAACGGGGCTATATCCATAGCGGTGAGTATTGAAAGAATAGTCAGCGGTGTTGGGGTGCGGACGTCAATTGTCAGGGGCGTTGTGTCTGTCCATCCGGCACATGTTTCGATGTGCAGGTCAGTACCTTCAGTATAGAACGGTGCGGTCTGAAAGCTGCCGCCGCGTATCTGGCGGTCAATGACGGGGTGCAGGTGAACGCCAAAGCCTGCCTGGAAGCTCATGCTGCGATAAACGCGAAAGCGCACGCCCGAAACCTTGCGGCCTTTGAGTACGCTGGAACCTTCTTGCGTATTGACCTCGGGCAGATTGAGGGCAAGGCGAGAATGGGCCGGCAGGCCAACAAGCACGGAACTCGCCGGACGCGGTAAAACAAGGGAACCATCCGCACCAACGGTGAGGGCATCAATGGTGCTGCCGTCTGCAAATGCCTGCACAGTCTGCCCGGCCAGGTGGTCAAGGCCAAAGAACTCAGCTTTGGGCGGGCCGTCATAGCGCAGTGCGCTGTCAAGAAAATTGGCATCAGCCAGGCTATCGCTGTCAAAAAAGGTCTCAAGCCGTTCAACGCACAAGCCGCACGGGCGCTCCACCAGCAGCCAGACCTGATCGTCAGGAGTGCCGGGGATGGCGGCCACGTCCCTGATCTGCCCTTCTGTTGTGTGCCTGTGCCAGCCTACAACTTCATGTTCCGGCATGTAGGTAAGCCCGGCCATGGAGCCGTCGGCCAGAACGCACCAGATGCTGCTGTGCGGCTCCTGCTGGTACGCCCAGGCAACGATATTTGTATCTGCCAGTACATGGCGGGCCAGAAGGTTCAGGTCCTGCGGCAGGTATTTATCCGCGCTGTAATTGTAGGCAAGCTGGCGCACGGACTTGCTGCCGCGTTGCAGGAACAGCACGGAACCGCCCACAGACATGGCCTGTACCGCATCATCGCCGCCGATGGTTGTTTGCAGTTCAAAGGAGATGTTTGACGGTGTAAGGGCCACGCCCTCGCTGGCCTTGAGCGTCCACTCACTGCCCTCTGTGCCAAAAGCCAGGGCCTGGCGGTCGGGCTGAAGCCAGACAATGCGGTTGGCCTGTGTGGATGCCAGGGTGGCGGTTATGGCATCATCGTCACGCGGCGGCGTCGAAGAGGCCATGATTTCAAAGTCGCCGGTGCGGGAAAGCCAGATGGTGATAGGTTTCTTGTTGCTGGCGGCAAAACCCAGGCGCTGCTGATGAAAGAACACCTGCGAGGGATAGTTGCCATCGGCAAAAGGGTTTTCATGCTTGGGTGGAGTGTCTGAAGTGTCGGCGCCGATGTTTTCATCATCAAATGTGCGCTCTGCGCCTGATCTGCCGATGTATCCGAACACGCCGTATTTCTTCTTGTATACCCGGTAATAGGATGCCCCGGCGCTGGCTTCCCACGTTAAACGTATAATGTATTCCATTGAATCAAGAGACTTGGCATTTATGCTAAACTCTGCTGAGGGGTTGGATTCCTGCCCGGTTTCTTCATCCACGGCGGTGACAACATATGTATATGTGCGCGTGGCGTCACCATTATTAGCGCCACGATCTACGATGCTGCCGGAAAGGCCGGTGGGGGCAGCTATTCCCGGTAAAAAAAGGAGCGAGGCGAAGCGCCAGTCGTCGTCGGCATGGCGGGAAAGCTTGCATGGGGCATAGTCTGGGTGGGCGAAATAAATGACATCGGCGCTTTGTGCGTAACGGATGGCGGCCAGATCAGCCGCCGCAAAGGGGCTTGCAAAGCTCTTGTCCACCTGTGTGCCGTCGGGCAGCCAGACATGCATGACATGATCACCAAATTCGAGCATGCGGCCCTGGGTGGCGCTGAACACAAACGGAATGAAGCGGCACCGGTCGCCGCTGGCCATACCGAGAAAGCGCGTTCCGGGCCTGCGCGTTACACCGCCCTGCGGCATGGGGACCATGTTATGCATGGTCTGCGCACCGGTCTGATAGCGGGGCTGGTCAACGCGCCCACGCATGAGGGGCGTAATCTCGCCGCCATTGAGGACGTTTTGCAGGTGATAGACGGGCATCAGCCGAGCCTCTCTTCAAGATAGGGGGACGGCGCGGCAGGCGCGGGGGCCTGGGCATCGTTGTGGACCTTGGCCTGGTCAATGGCGTACTCGAACATCTCCAGATATGTTTTGGCGTTGGTGGCGCCCTGCTCCACATACGGAGAAATTTCCAGCGCAATACGCCAGGCAAGGGCATCTGCAAAGTGGTCGGGGAAAGTCTGTGCGGCATCGGCGCTGACATAGTGCAGCACAAGCCCGGCGTGACGGCTGTGCAGGGCCTTGCCCGCAAGTAGGTAGTCACGGCATGCCCGGCCGTGCGCATTGGTGACGCCTATGACGCGCAGGCAGTCGGGCGGCAGGGCAAAACTTTTGAGGTGCGGAACGGGCGCATCCGCCAGTTGCTCAAGGGCCTTGAACTTAGCTGCAAAGACCCATGGGTAGCCTGCCAGGCAAAAATCCAGCGCGCTGTCATATACAGCATTGGCGTGTTGTGCTGTGAGGCTGTTTTCATCGGGCGATGTGGCGCCGGGTGCGGCCACACGCATGAGGGCCTTGTTGATGATGGCGGTACGGTTGTGACGCATTATTACACCTCCGGCATATCCGGCCACGGCGTCAGTTCGCCGCCACCGTCCCAAGGCGCACCTTCCTGCGCGGGCAGATCACGTAAAAACTGACGGTAGGCTTTGATAGTCACAAGCTCTTCTGGATTGATGGGGTAGTCCGCCAGCATGTATTTGTCAGAGGCAACAAGGCGGGCGTCGCGCTCTGTGCGCAAGCGGGCTGCCCGGGCCGCCGTACTGTTGTATTCTGCAAGGCGGGCGGCTTCGGCTGCGGCTTCTTCAGCAGCGCGGGCGCGTTCCCATTCTTCGGCAGTGATATAGCCTTCAGGCTGTTCGTCCCATATCTCGGCGTTGCCGGAAGGTGAGTAAAATGTGGGCATATTAACCTCCTGTTATTGGTTTAATAACGACTATCCCTTGTATCCCTGAGCCACCGCTGGCCCCCGGTACTCGGTATGTGTTGGTGGATTTACTCGACCCTCCCGCGCCTCCCGCGCCACCATTCCCGTAGGTTCCTTCATACAAGGAGATGCCACCAACCCCGCCGCCCCCACCTGTCTGATAATTTCCGGTTCCACCGGCGCTCGAGGCAGTACCATACGAAAAACCACCGGCGCCACCTGGAGCGTTTACGACACCAGAGCTTGTTGAGCCTTCTGTGCCTCCGCCTCCACCTCCTCCTCCGCGTGAGGATATGAGGCCGCCAAAGCTCGAGCTACCACCCGCACCACCAATAATGACTTGGATAACGTCACCCTTTGTAAGCTGGAGGGTCTGTGTGACAGTCTCCCCGGCCCCACCTCCGCCGCCACCACCCCCAGAGCGGTGATACGCAGTCCCCTGCTCACGCCACCCCAAACCGTCCCCGCCACGACCTCCCGTCCCGCCTCCACCGACCACTGTTATGTTATAGTTCGCTGTCTCTGGCACTATGTAGTCACGCGAAGAAGTAATGGTGACAGGAGCCTTAAAGCCGAGGAGCCTGTCCCATAGCGTTTTTGCACCTGCTGCTGAAAGGCCTATACCGTGTTCCGCTGTGGCGTCAGTCTGCTCAAAGTCATCCGTCAGCCTGACATGCCCGAAAAACTGGAAGTTACCCCGACCGTACTTCTCACCGTCTTCCGAGGCATGCGCAGCAAGTGAGAGGGTGCCGGGAGTAGGCGGAGTTTCTTGGCCCTCCTCAACAAGGCCGGTTATATCTAGCCCTTCACCAACAATGACAGTCCCCGCTGTTGCGTTTGTAGCTAGGTTGATTTCAGGAGGAGGTGGCACAGAAATCGTCCCGTCCTCTTCCACATCAATGCCTTCACCAATCTTGACCATGCCGAATTTTTCCTGCGTTGCCGGCCCGATATTGGCAAGGTTTTGCGCCCGGTCGGCTTCTGTTTTGGCGCGGTCGGCCTGACTGAAGGCACGGGCAGCGTTTTCTGCGGCAGCGGCGGCGCTCTGCCCGGCGGTGTTCATAGCTGCCTGGGCGGCATTGCGGGCAGCCTGGCTGTGGTCGCGGGCGGCAAAAATGTTTTGCACCACATCCTGCGGGGTCTCGGAACTGGTGGCGGGAAGAATGACGGAACGCCGCATCATCTCAAGGGTCTGCTGGCGTTCTGCCGTGGCCTGATCCAGGGCATCTTCAATAACCTGCGGGTCAAAGCGCGAGGCGGACACAAGATTGACTTCCTGCGTGAACGGCATGTTGCGGGTTATGGCCAGCTTCCAGCCGTTGGGCAGGGGGGCATTCTGGTGCAGGTAGGTAATTTCGCCTCCGGCAGCACCGAGGTCTGCTGTCCAGCCGGCAGCTTCGGATGTGACTCCTTCCGGCGAGGTCAGGGTGACCACAAGCTGCGAGGCGGTCCAGACCCGAAAAAAGAACGGAAAGCTCGTGGCCGCATTGTTGCCTTCATATACGGCGCGGCTGGGACTGTAGGGCATGGTCATCCGGGTATCCTCATTTTCAGGGTATTTTGTGTCGGAAATACCTGTTGGGAGCGGCGTAGCCAGCTTGCTGCAAGACTGGGCCGGTACATGGCTGTGCAGGTTCCCGCCGTTTCAGCGCACGGCAAGCCAGGCGTCTTCCGCGGGCTTTTCACTGCGTTCGGAAGCGGCGGCCCCTCTGGCCGGCGGCAGACTGGCTGCGTAAAGCTGTTCCAGTTCCGCAGCCTTTTGCCCGCTGCCCTTGAGCAGCGGTACAGAGACAAGGGCGGCAAGCTTGCGCGCCAGCATGTGGGCGAAAAGGTCATCAAACAGGCGGCTGTTGCGCACATCCTCGGTATACAGAACCAGTGCGCGCGAGGCGTTGGTCACCAGCAGGGAGCTGTCGCCCGCAGGACTCATGGCCAGGCAGAACGGTCGTGGTGAAAGGCCTTCGTGGCGGACCTCGTGAACCTTGAGGCAGTTTTCGGGCAGGGCGTAAGCAAAGCGGTATTCCGGCGCATAGCCCTGAGGCAGGGCCTGAAGCGCCAGCCATGCCCGGCGCTGGGCAAAACTCCAGGGAAAGTCGCGCAAGACCTGACGCCGGGCAGAATCCCAGTACAGGCTGCATTGCAGGGCCTCCGGTGTGCTTTCGCGCTCGGAAGCCACGCTGCGCGCGCCCAGAAAGCCGAGGGCGCGGTTCCACACGTCTATCTGGCTGATAGTCATGAAATCTCCTGGGGTGAATGTTCAGGGGATGAATGTTTAGATGGAAGGATATGCTGCGGCCTTTCCGGAGCATTGCGCTCCGGAAAGGCCGTTTGGAAAGGCAGGTGACCGTGCATCTGTGCTGTTGCACGGGAGTTATGCCCTACAGCCGTCGGGCCGGGGCCGCGTCATGTGGCAGGTACGCTGCCGGCAGGATGCCGCGTTGGCGCATTTCAGCTTTTCAAGGGCACAATGTGCTAGCGGCCTGCCATAAGGGCGGCTTCGTAAGGCAGGTCTTCTTCGCGTGTCAGGGCTGCGAAAATGCGCCCTTGGCTTGCGTTCTTGCCGCTCACTACCGTGAGGCCAAGGGTCAGGCGCAGCCAGCTTTTACGCACTCCCTGGGGCAAAAAACGGTGATAGGGGCGCGCCCCGGCGGCCAGTGCAGGATTTTCAGCCGAATGGGATACGGTGACGGAGGCTCCGGGTACGGCGGTCCAGGGGCCGCCGGCGCTGTCGGACTCTTCAAGCCCGATGGCGATGCCCTGCACCTCATCGGGGCTGAAGCTTTCGGTCACGGACAGGCGCAAGGGCATGGGTTCCATGCGGCCCGGAAGCCTGAGGGCGTTGAGGGCCACAGCAGGACCAGTGGTGTCGGCGGTAAGGGAGCCTTCAAAAAGGATGGAGTTGCGGTCAATAATAGCCATGTGCGCTCCTTATGGAAGGATGGTTATGCTCTCGGTAGCAAATGTTCGGCCCGGCGCTGACAGGGCAGACACGCCTTACCCGGTGGGACGCCGGGGCTTTTCGGCAGCCCCGGGTCTGCAGTAAGGTGTTTACACCACGCTTTCGTTGCCCAGCACGGCATCGCACTGGCGCACAGGGCGGCCGTGCAACACGGGAACGGCCTTGGCATCAAAGAATTCGTCATACTGCAGTTGCACGTTGCCCGCATCGGAGTTCTGCAACTCAAGGGCAGTGAGTACATCGGCATTGGCGTACCACACGGCTTTTTGGCGCAGATGCTGGGGCATGCGGTTCTTGGCCTCGATGGTCAGCTTTTGCAGGTCGATGAATCCGCTCTGCCCCTTGCGCTTGCCAAGGGCTGCCAGGGGCAGGTTGGCAACGCGCACCACAGCGCGCCAGTCGCGCACGGCAAGACCGCAGCGCCAGTTGTATTTGTCGCCCACGACCTGATATTTGCGCCCGTCGGGGTCCTGGGCCATATAGGTACTGAGGTCTTCGTGAGAAAGTCCGCCGGTGCTGTCCTTGGGATAAATGCCATGTACGGCCTGCGCTCCCCACGATACAAGCCACAAGGAGGTGCAGCCCCCTTCTTCGCGGCCGCCCGCATCCATCACGTTTTTGGCGTCCTGCGCGGGATAGCGCATGGCCAGGCCGTTGAATTCGTCAGGATTGATATTGCTGTTGCCGTAAAAAAGTGTGGCGGCCACTTTCTGGCGCATGGCTTCGGCAAAGGCCACGCCCTCGCTCATGCGAAAGGCCCTGTCGCGGCTGCCGTAGAGGCGCAGCTCTTCCACGTCCAGCTCCATGATGGCCTCGAGGATGCCGCAGCCTTCCTTGACCTGCCCCCACTGTGACTTGGACGGCGGTGTACCCTGATAGAGCCTGCGCCAGTAAACCTCGGGCAGGCCGGTGCGGATGCGGGTAAGATGTCCGTCGCTCTGGTTGGACTCCATCCAGAGCACGTCATCCATGATGTCATTGGTCTTGTTCATCAGTTCGATGATTTGTCCCGCCTTGTCGCCACGATAAAACTGTTCCATTTCCGCCAGGGAAACCACAAGACCCATAGAGTTGGACATAGTCGCCTCGTATGTAGAAAGGTGAATGTGCGGGATGAAAAAACGTGCCGGAAGCTATCCGGGCAATTCGCTGCGTGCCGTTTTCACGGCAGGCAACTGTCTGGGCACGGTTGCAGGGATACGCGGCAGGCCGCCTTTATTTTCTGGAAGACCAGCCTGCGTACATGCGTTCTTCGAGCGGGGGCATACCTCCGCCGGGTTCACCGCGCACCAGGCTGTCTTCCATAAGGGCATCAGCCACGCGGTTGAAAAAGCGCAGCACCTCGGGATGGTTGCCGTAACCGCTTTCTTCCAGCAGGCGGCCGATGTGCTTACCCTGATCAAAGCGGTCAAGGGCAAGCTGGGCGCGCGCCACGCTGGCGGCCATGTTGCCGCCACCCATGTGAGGGTCCTGAGCCACTTCCTGTCGCCACTGGCTGACCTGCCCCTGCCACTGCTCGCGCCGTGCGGCCTCGTGTTGCAGCAGGCGCTGTTCCAACTGCAGTTCCGCATCTGCCTGCCCGGGCTGTTGCCCTGTTTGCCCGGTGTGCGAAGTGCCGGGCTGCGTCGTCGTGGCGCCGGGGCTATAGCTGCCTGCGGAGGCGCGGGCAGGGGGTTGCGCATTTACCTCGGCGAGGTTGCCGCGGCCGTGGGCAGACCCCAGATATGAGGGCGCTTGCGGCATGCCGGAGGCAGATTCATGCCTGTCGGCTGTGCCGGGAGCACCGGATGAACCCGATACGCTCGGTGTACCGGCTGTGCCGGGCGCGTTGAAAAATTCAGAATGCATCTTCGTCCTCCCTGATCTGAAAAAGTTGCGGCAAATTTTGCGGGTCGGCGCACTGCACAAGCCGCAGCAGGGTCATGCCCACATAGCGGCGGCCTTCAGCAAAGCAGAGGCGTGCGGTATCATGCGCGGACGTCTGCGTTCCGTCCTGCATAGCCAGGTTCTGGGCACTGAAGCACTGACAGTTGTGCATGAGCCAGCGCAGGAAAAAACGTCCCTGTTTTTGGGCCATAAGGCCGTTGATGACGGCGTGCAGATGCGCTTGCGCCTCTCCGGCGCGTTGCTGTGCCGTGTTTGAGCGTGCCTGCGCCTGTTCATACGGCGCAAAAATGTCCATCAGGCTGTCTCCCGCGTTTGGGGTCCGGGCACATTGGGGGCAACGCCCTGCATGCCGCTGTGGCCGTCACCGGGTGTTTCACGCGGCATTGCTTCTGCGTCCGCTTTTCCGGTCATACGGCCAATGAGGTCCGCAAGGCCGTCCAGTACGCTGATCTGGCGACCGTCCGGTCCGGAAAGAGGGCTTTTTGCCAGTTGCTGCACCAGGTCCACCCCCTGTTTCAGGCTGTCGGCCAGGGCTGCGCCGCGCGCGGCCTCGGCCCTGGCGGCCCGCATCTGCTCCCGTTCTTCAGGGGGGCGTGTGAGGCTTATGGGCAGGCCGAGGCTGTCGGCATAGTTATCAAGCAGATGATCCACGTTGAGGGTGTCCAGAGCTTCGGGCCATGCGGTGGAAGCCCTCAGGGTCAGTGCCAGATACTGGTCAGCCGCACTGACGCCCACCAGCTTCTGCGCCTGGGCCAGCAGAGAGACAAATTCCACCTTGAGGCGGCGGCCGGACAGTTCCGGCGGGCAGGGCGGCAGCATGTCCAGCTCGCGCATGCATTCGAATGTGCGGTCCATAAGCGGAATAAAAAGCTCATCGTGCAGGCGTTCGAGCACAGGGCCGATGAGCACCAGTTTTTCTTCTTCCCGTGCGGCGATTTCGCTGGCCGTCACTCCACTGCGGCCTTCAAGGATGAGTTTGAAAAGATCATTGTAGAGGCCGGAACGGATCTGGTTCTGTACCGACTCCATGGCCCGCCGTGCCGTGGACAGATCCGGGTTGACCTGAAGCAGCGGCGTGGCTGCCTGCGGGCTTTGCCCCGGGGCGCTGTCCACATAGTTGATGCCGCCGGGGGTGAGGTCCAGCCCCACGGAGCGCAGGCCCGCAGAGACGCTCATGGGCGGGTCCACGGCTTTGTGGATTGCCTTGAGCGTGGTGATGCCCATCTGTTGCAGCATGCGGCAGTCGGGCAGGGCGTCCATGGCGGGGGGACGCCCCCACCCCCCATTGCCCCCCCCCACCCCCCGAGGCCCGAAACCAGGAAAATGCCTGAAACCGGACTCGCGCAGGGCATGTTCGCCGCCGTCCCGCCCTTCCAGCCAGTAGACCGAGGCCACAGGCATATGACTGGCCGTGAGTATGCCGTGTATACGGTCATCACGCGGGTAAACTGCCTGAATGACATTGCGCCTTTCATCCGCATTGCGACGGACAGCCTCGCGCAGGGATTCGGGCAGGGCAGCCGGGCCGAAGGTTTGCACGATCTGGCGCAGGCTCATGCTCGAACGGCGAAAAACCGTGTCCACCCTTCGCCCGGCATCGCAGTCCAGCACATATTCCCCGGCGCAGAGCGGCATGAAGCGGAAACCGTCGCGCGGATCTGCCAGTTCAAAAACAAAGGCGGTGCCGAAGGTTGCCAGTTCCGCATAAAGCGTGTGCATGGCGTTGTAGAAGTTGCAGCGGTGAAAGACAGAGCGCATGCGCGCCGCAACCTCGTCCAGCCATGCCTGGCCGGGGCGGCTGCGGGCCAGGTCCGCATCATCCAGGCCAAGGCGAAACCAGGGCCGGGCCGGACTGGTAAGGCCGCCCTGAAGTCCGGCCGCCAGGGTGCGCATGGCAAGAATACCTGTGGCATCCACAAGGCCGCTGTTGAGCATGGGGCCTTCCTCTGCGCCGCCTCCCTGTGGCCGCAGGCGGCAGCGTGTGGGCAAAAAATGGTCGGCAAGGCTTTGCCAGGCCGTGTCCCAGGGCATGCGGCGGCGCAAAAGGGCCTGATAGCGGCGGGCCAGCACGGGAATGTCGGCCCTCATGCCGTTGCCTGTATCACCTGTGTGATCAGCCGGAGCGCGCGCCGGCTGTTTTCCGGCATGGCAGGGTGTTGATATGGTCATGATCACTGCCCCAGCAATGTCTTGCGCGCATCTTCCGCGCGATTGAGAGGACTTGTATGCACGGCCCCGTTAATGCCCGCGGCCTTTGCCGCCTTGTCTTTCTGGGCCTGCCGCGCGGCAGTGGCGGCCTCGGTAACGGGTTTTTGCACCTCCTGTTTGGGCGCGGGGGGAACTTCGGGGATACTGGGGGCGCTGTAACCTCCTCCAAAACCCATGGCAGCCTCCTTGGCTATGGCTATACTGTTTGTGAGCGTAGACGGTGTGCAGAGCACCAGCACCCCGTCCACATGACGTTTTTTGCGGGCGTGCCAGCAGGCTTGCGGCAGATGCCCCATAATCTGAAACCCGCAGGTTTCGGCCAGACGCCATGCGTGACGGTTGGGCGCGGGGCACAGGCCCACGATGGCGGCGCAGTCCAGATGGGCAAAGGCCCAGGCCAGGCAGCCGTGCGCCAGCGGAACGGCAAAGGGGGCACCCGCGCGAAAGGTGGTAAAATCAAATTCCCACACCTTGCCGCGCCGCGGCGTGAACAGGGCGCAGCCCAGCATGTCCTTCATGCGTGGGGCAGTGCCAAAGGCGGGGTCCCGCGACAGGACAAAAACCTTGTCCCAGAACGATATGGAGGTGTTTTCACCCGTAGGGGGACCGCATTTTTTTTGAAAAGGCGTTTTTTCTGTTGCAGCCTGTGCATAGCAGCGGAGCAGAAGCCCCTGATGGGGATTGGTGATGCGCCGCCAGTCTTCATGCGTGGGCGCAGGCAGGGCGCTCATGGCACAGCCCAACAGGCCCTCGGCCTGCATGCGGTTGAAGATGGCATCCTGCTCGGATCGGGCGCCCGGGCCGCGCAACGGCTCATAGCGAAAACGCATCTGTGCCTCCAAAGACGTTATAGTGTGTTCTGGCCTTGCGTTTTCCGGCGGCAGGGTCCTGGGGCGGGCGAAAACCCGTGGCCGCATAGCGCAGGGCATCGGCCGCATGGCTGGCCCAGTCGTGCAGGGGGCCGGATCCCGCTGTCTGCTGCCCGGCGCGCCATTGCCGCCTGTAGGAGCGCAGGGCCTTGACCCCGGCAGTGCAGAAATCGGCGTCAAACCAGCAGCGGGGCAGGTGGCGGCGCACTGCGTCAATGCCGTCCGCCAGGCTCAGGGCCGGGGCAAGAGTAAAGCGTATGCCCAGTTGCGCCGCGCTTTCCCACCGGCTCTGGCCCGTACCCAATTCACGCACGCGGATGTCGTGCGGGGCGATATGCAGGCCGTAGGAAAAGCCGCGGCCCGTGAAATTCCGGTTCATCAGTCCATTTTGTCCGTCCTGTTGGGCGGGGATGTCTTCCAGCGCCTGCTGGCCTGCTGGCCGCGCCTTGCGGGCCAGCACATGGGCATAGTGGGCCAGCCCTTCGCCCGAGGCCTCGTAATAGTCCACAAAGCGCCATTGGCCTGACGGCTCCACCTGGAAGAACCAGATGGCTGTCGCATCATCCATTCCCAGGTCCCAGGCTGTGTGAACGGGAAGTTCCGGCGCGTGGGGGACCGTGCGTATGCGTCCCTCGCGGTCGGCGGCGTCCAGTAGGGGCGCGTAATAGGAACCGCGCACTGCGGCGGCAAAAGAGCATTCAAATTCCTGAAGATACTCGGCTTCATCCATAGCACGTCGCGCTGCCGCCAACTCCTGCGCGGGCAGGTAGCCTGTCTGTGAAGCGGGAAAGCGAAAGCGTGACCACAGCCCACTGCTGTCTGCCCCGGCCTGTTCCCATGCATCGTAAAGGAGGTTGTCCGTCCCCTGGGGCGTACCGCAGAAGAGCGCTCGCCCCTGGCGATCGGCCAGCATGGGCCGGAATATCTGTGTCCAGACCTGGCGCGGCATATCGGCCGGTTCATCCAGAACAAGGTCGTCCAGATACAGGCCGCGCAGGGCCTGCGCATTTTCCGTACCCAGCAGGCGTATGCGCGCGCCGGTGGGCAGAATGCAGGCCAGCTCGCTTTCCAGAAAGCGCGTGCCCGGAACAGCCCCGGCAAAACGCTTGCAATAGTCCCACGCCACGGCTTTGGCCTGTCCCAGAAAGGGGGCGGCATATGCCGCCCGCCAGTCTTCCCGGCCTGAAACAAGGGCCTGGCGGATAAGGTCGTTTACCGCGGCCACTGTTTTGCCGAAACGCCTGTGGCAGAGCAGCACGCAGAAGCGGGTGCGCTCTTCATGAAAGCGCCACTGCAAAGGCCGGGGGATGTATGGGATGACGTGGAGCATGGCTTCCTTGCGCTTGTTCGTTTATGGCTGCGGCACATGCCTGGAGTGCGTTTTCAGACTGTGAAACCATGTCTGTTTTTGCAGGTGATGACGGGTTCTGTTGTGCACTACTGTTTTTCAGGCTGTGCCTGTCTGCCCAGCGGCAACTGGGGTATCACGGACGTATCCCGGGGCTAGCCCGGTTTTGCTTCCGCTTTTGTGTTTCGGGTGTTCCGGACTCTCCGGTCGGCGCGTCCGGAAGTGCTGGGGGCTGTGCGTGCGGCGAATTCCGCCAACGGGCCGGAACCACTGGATGACCCGCATGAGCCGCCGGGCATCTGCGGGCCACCCCACACCACCATAAGCTGTTGCGGCTGGTCCGGCGCTTCCGCCTCGCGCAATGAACGTAAAATGGTGTGCAATTCTTTTATTTCTTTGACGATATCTATACTTTTTTCGGAAATGTCCGCTTCGTTGAGGGTGCGTGTGAGCAGATCCAGCCGCTGCTCGAGGCTGTCGAGCAGATGGCGGCTTTTCCTGTTTTTCGTGGCGCGTTTTCCGGCGGCGGGCATCAGTGCTTTTCTCCACTGACGGCAGCGCTGTTTCTGCGTAAAAGCGCACCGTGACTTACAGGAGGGAGCAGGTGCAGGCGGTCTTCCTGTCGTTCAAGACCGTGTTCCAGTCGTTCAAGCAGACGGTCAAGGCCGGATATGCGGGCACTGAGGGCCTGTATTTCGCCACGCAAGGTGGAAAGTTCGCCATGCAGTCCGGCCAGGTCACCGTTGCCGGGCATGAGGCGCAGGCTTTCTTCCAGGGCGCAGATGCGGCGGGCTGTGGCGGCTTCGCGCCGCGTATCACGCTGCATATGCAGCAGGTAATCGTCCTGCCGTACAAAGGCGCGGCGCAGGCTCCAGAGCGCCCAGGCAAACAGGCCCTGGACTATGAGCACCAGCAGAGATGCGCCGGAAGAGGAAAAAATATCCACTGTCATGATGTTCTCCATATGCGCGGTGCTTGATGCGCGTGTTGCAGGGTTCGATGTATTTGCCGGAGGCAGAATCTGGCTGCCGTGCTGCCGCCAGCGTTGTTCGGCGGTCTGCCAGTCCGGCTGCCCGGCAGGGTTGCCGGACAAGCTGTGCAGCAGGCGCGGCCCGGGGTCGTGATCAGAAGCCAAGTCCCAGCATGCCCAAAAGCAGTGCCATGATCTGGTCCAGTGCAGAGGGCGGCAGGTTTTCACCCCACCGGGCGAAAAAAAGCGGCACAATGACCATACGGCCCACAACCTCCCAGCAGAAAAGCAGTGCCAGAACCCAGCCCAGAAATGACCTCCACAGGCGCATGAGGCTGGCCGGAGCGCCGGAAACCTCGGCCTCGTTGATACGGCTCTGGGCTTCATTCTGCCTGTTACGGTCAGGTATGATCCGGCCAACCATGCCGCCAACGCCACCAAGCAGCTTGCCGATCAGGCTCCACATCAGTTTTCCTCCCTTTCAAGCTCGCCCAGGTACTGACCAAGCGCCTTGACCCGGTTGCGCCAGCCATTCAGAAAAACCTGCATGGAAGGACGTCTGGCCGCCAGGTCACGGTAAAAGGCGTCGCGCAGGCGCAGTATCTGGCGTGCCGCGTACCACTGCTGCCCGCTCTGCTCCAGCGCCTCGGCCAGTTGCGCGGTGCGGGGCCCCATGATGCCGTCTTCGGCAATGGGTGCGTAGCGGTCCAGTTCGGATTCTCCCACGGTGTTCATGGCCCGCTGCATCTGGCGCACGGCCCGCGCGGGACCCATATTCACCGCACCGTCATAAAGCGTCACAGCCAGGGGCAGGGGCAAGCCATTGCAGGCGAGCTTGTTCCAGAAGTGTTTTTTAAACAGGGCCGCAGCCTGGGCCTTGGTGCAGGCGCGGATGTCATCGGCGTCCACATCGCCATCCATATCCATATCCAGGCTGTAATAGCCGCATTTGCTGGTTCGCATCGCATTGCAGCCGTCACAGCTGCGGGCTTGCCGCTGGCAGTCTTCACGGGCCTGACGGGCCAGGTCCTGCACCCAGCGCAGGGAAACGCCGTGATTGGTCAGACCGCCGGGGTCAGAGGGATAGTCGGTAAGGCCTCCTTCCCAGCGGGCGGTAAATTCGTGAGCTTTCTGAAAAAAATTTGACATGGTGTGCTCCCGCATGTGTTGTGGGTTTGTGGACTTGGCCGCCACAACGGCGGCGTGGGTACACCATGTCAAAAAGGGCGGTTGCGGTAAGACTGAACCGGTTCAGTACTGCTATCTGCTTGTCCGGCGCGGGCCAAAGGCGGCAAAGAGCCTTGCCTGCTACAGTTATGAATAAAAAAAGCCCGCAACTACGCGGGCTTATATATTTTACTACCTGTGCTGTTTGGTATTTTTATCTTATATTACAGGTTGTTGTGCATGTTTTTGCGTGCATGTCCATGCGTTGCAGGTGATGAAGCAGATGCCCCTGCGCTGGAGCGGATGCGGTTTTTTTAAGAATTTTCCATATCTGGCGGTCAGACAGGCCATGCTTTCGGGCCAGGTTTGCCACTGTGGCAGTGCTGCTGATGCCGCGCGTTGTTTCGCGTGTAAATGATTCGATAATCTCCCGTTGGCGCAGTCTTGTCAGCACCCCGGCACAACTGGGTACATATAGTGGCGTGCCGCCGAAAGCCGCCACAAGCTTGACCGTGCAGCGTGTACCCAGGCGCCGGCGCAGTGGGTGATGCCGTTGCGCCGGCAGGCTTGAGGGGACGCGCAGGCTTTGTCCGCCGTAGGCCTGCAGGATGCGCCACAGGTCTTCCATACGTCCCTTTTCATGTCCCCCCAGGGCATGCCATATCTGCCGGACGTTTTCCGGCAGGTGCTCCAGTAACTGGCGCCACTGCCGCTCCTTCCCGGCCTTTTGCATGGCCTGCCCCCACGACTGGCGCTCGCTGGAAGACGAAGGCCGCCGGGCCGCGCTGCCGCGGGGCCTTGCGGCGCTGGCGGCAGGCCGGGAGCACACCACGGCCTTTGCTTTGCTGGCGGGACTACTGGCGTACATAGCGGGCCTCGCCGGTTTGCGC